ATGGTACTTTTTGACGTAAAGAAATATGAAACACCAGATGCAAAAGATGTAGATATGGAACAAACGAAACATAACGTCAGTGTGTTCCTGTCTGCCTATCTTGCTGCTAGATGTCGTGTTGGCCAGCCGAGGGAACCAAAAGTAACAGCTTCATTCTCTTTGGTTCCGCCATCAACGGCCAATAACGTTTTCGAAGCCGAACAAATGTTAATCCAGAAAGAAGAAGCCCAAGAAGAGTTTGATTACCTTCATAAGCTTTTTGTTAGAGGTTATTCTGCGATTCAGCATCCGCACAAACCAGATGTTACCGAGCGAAGAAAAAGAATCTTCTATGACCGTTATATCAACGGCAATCCGATCTATCTAGCAGCGCAACGGAATTGCATCAGCGAAGAATCAGTGAAACAAGAATCTAATATGATTATTGTTCAATTTGCTTCGGCACTGGAACTGGTTGCTTTTAAGTAGCCATTTATTACACTTTTTAGACCTCTTTTATACACTTTATCTACACTTCATATACCTTTGAAACGGGTTATTATGATAGTGTCAAAAAAATAAGAAATGCGACACACTTACACAAATACATTAACGGAACGATTGCCTACTTATTTTTTTGATTTGAGATTACAAGGAAGTAAAAAAATTCTACTTTCTTCGTTTAGTCACTTGTGATCTCATTTAGATTCTCTCGCAAACCACCAATTATAAAACTAAAGAAGTGAGGTGAACTTCCTCTCTCTTTTTTCTACAGGTTTGCGAGAGTTAATGGAGCATAGCTTAATCGGTAGAGCAGCGGTCTCCAAAACCGTTGGTATAGGTTCGAGTCCTATTGTTCCAGTAAGTGGCATAAGCTGCTTAAATAATATAGATCGTCAATGAATGTTCGGACAAACAAATTGACGCTACTACCTTTCACGAGGGCTGCATTTATATGCAGTCCTTTTTACATAATTTTATAAGGAGGTTGTTACATCTATGAGTAAAAAAGAACAGATTAAAAAGCAGCAAGCACAGTTCTTAGAAATCATGAAGAAGGTTCGTGAAGAGAAAGATATAGATGCGCTTGCAGAATTATTTATTGAAATCATTTCGGTATATGGTCTGAAGATGGATGAGACATCAGCATTACTTTATTACGTTCAGAAAGAAACACTTGAAGCAGATCACAATGCACAGTTCTTAAACGAACGATTGAAACTTGATGTTAAGTCGCTAGGTATTGAAGGTGTGCTGCAAGTACAACGTGCGTTGGTTAACACTTACCTTTCTAATATTGCCAACAATGATTGATGTATCATCTAAACAAGCACGAGCTAAATTCTATGGCTCATCAGAGTGGAGAAGATTAAGACAGCAGTGTTTAGAGCGGGATCATTACGAATGCCAGTGGTGCAAACAAGAAGGTAAGTTAACAACTCAATATGATTCTATTCTTGAAGTGGATCACATTAAAGAGTTGGAACATTATCCACAGCATGCCTTGGATATAGACAACCTAAGAACATTGTGCAAGGACTGTCATAATAAACGGCACGGTAGATTTAACTATAGAGAATCGAAAAGAAAAAGAAAGTGGGATGATGAATGGTGGTAGAGGACAGTTTCAAATCGTTTGATAAAGTAAGTTTTGATTTGTCGAATCAATCAGATGCAACTAGTTATTTCGTACCGATTCTTATTCCTGAGGGTTACTTAAACGAATTCGTTAGCGTTTGTAGTGAAAATAATCCATTGAAAGAACATTTCGGAGTCGTGGGAGAAACACAGCTTAAAACTAAAGAAAGTGGGGGATAACGTACCCCCCCTCAAAATATTTTACCCAAAAGTAGGGACTGCGGGAACCGGTGGATGGGGTCAACTGTCCAAATATAAGAGATAATTTTTTTACTAGGGGGGGTGTAGGACATTAGGATAGCAGATTTGAAAAAACAATTATTAAAACAAATTGATGAAAATGATCAGATTGAACTTGAAAAAGTTGAAAGATATATTGATTTAGTAAAGCTTTATCGAAAAATGAATAGTTCAATAACTAAATTCGGAGCAATAGTTGAGGTGGAAAATGGTACGCAAAAATTTGTAAAACCTAATCCTGCAATCGCTGAAAAAGTGAAAATATCTCGTGCATTAATAACGCTTGGTAAAGACTTAAATTTAGATCCACTGGATCAAACGATTACCGCTCCAGATGATGATTATGATGAGAGTGATTTAACATGATACATCAAAAACACGTTGATTTTTATATTAATCAATTCAAAACTGGTCAGATTAAATTCAATCAGGAGCGGAAGGATTTAATTGAATATTTAGAGCGTGATGTACTCAGTCGTGACGATGTTTATTTTGATTATGAGATGATCGATAAATGTATCGCCTATGGAGAAAAATGGTTTTTTCCAATGCAGCCATTCCAAAAATTTTTAATTGCGTTTATATTTTTCTTTTTCAAGAAAAATGACCGTCGGGTATATAGAAAGTTTCTTTGGATTTTTGGACGTGGGGGTGGCAAGAATGGTTTGCTATCTGTGGTTCTAAACTTTTTACAAACCGAGGTACATGGAATAATGGATTACAACATATCGATTGTTGCAAACTCAGAGGAGCAAGCTAAAACGTCATTTGAAGAAATTTACAATACAATCAAACGAAATAAAACGTTGCAGAAAGCTTTTGAATATGGAAAATCAGTTATCACAAGCAAGAAAACTGGCAGCAAACTTAAGTATCGAACGAGCAACGGAGAAACAAAAGATGGTTTGCGAGATGGCGCGGTAGCATTCGATGAAATTCATCGGTACGAATCGAATAAAGATGTAAAGGTCCATATTAGTGGTTTGGGCAAAAAACCAAATTCAAGGGAGTTTTATTCCGGAACTGACGGATATGTTCGAGAAGGGTTCTTGGATAGTATGAAAGAAAAAGCGAAAAGAGTGTTGAATGGTTCAGTCCGTTTCAATGCTCTTTTTCCATTCATTTGTAAACTTGATTCAGAAGATCAAGTGAATGATCCTGAAAACTGGGAACTTGCGAACCCGATGTTTCATAAACCGTTATCTAATTATGCTGAAGAACTGTATGAAACGATCATGGAAGAATATGAGGACTTAGAAGACGATCCAAGTAACAGGGAAGAATTCATGACTAAACGTATGAATTTACCTGTCACAGACTTAGAAAGATCGGTGGCTAGTCGTGAAGAAATTCTAGCGACCAATAGACCATTCCCAACTAACCTAATTGGAAAACAAGCCATTGGCGGTTTAGATTATGCCAGTCTGCGTGATTTCGCCGCCTGTGGACTTTTGTTTCGTGATGGGGATGATTATGTATTCAAGACCCATTCGTTCGTTAGAAAACAATTTGTGGATATTTACTATGGATATTCTCGTAAGGCTTCTGAAACCACAAAAGAAAAATTTGCGCCGATACGTGAATGGGAAGAAAAAGGATTACTAACGGTCATAGATGGCCCCACAATTGATCCTAAAACAGTCGTTGGTTGGTTTGTTGAACAACGGGAAAAATATGGCATAACAAAAGTAGTAGCTGATAATTTTCGTATGGATCTTTTGCGGCCTTTGTTTTTGAAAGAAGGCTTCGAAATCGAAGTAATCAGGAATCCAACAGCTGCTGATAATTTGCTAGCACCTAGAATTGAAGATGCTTTTGCTAACAATCACATTATTTTTGGCGATAATCCGCTCATGCGTTGGTATACAAACAATGTACTTGTTAAGACCAATGGCGATGGTAATAAATCATATAAGAAGAAAGAAGAGGTAAGGCGTAAGACAGACGGATTCAAAGCTTTTGAATATTGTTTATGGCGTATTGATGAAATCGTAAATTACAACTATGAAGATGCCTTTGACATATTGGATGAAATTGAGTTTTAAAATAAAAAAAGAACGCACTAGCGCTCAATTTTTTATTAATTAATATAATTTTGATTTATTATCTAGTTGTTGTGGTTGTTGAATATCTAATTCCTTTTCCTTTAAGTCAAGTTCACGTTCCTTTAAGTCAAGTTCACGTTCCTTTAGGAAATTTTCAATTTCATTTTGTTCTTTTTGCATTTCTAACTCTTCATATTTTAAATCGTTAGAACGATTAGTAGCGAATAAATCAAAAGTTGGCAAAATAACTGTAGCAGCAACTGTTATCAAAACGCCATAAACTTTTTTGTTTGTTTTGGAAGGCTCATTAGCTGGTTCATTAGAAGGTGCACTACCTTGTGGAACAAATAGTTTTAATAAATATAAATGCTGTAAAATGAATTCTTTATCTGAATTTGACAATTGAGCATTATTTTTTATAAGTAAATTTATATCTGGAGATTGATATTGAAAACTCCAATTTAGTTTGACTAAATCTTTTACTATTTTTATGTAACTGTTGTCTTCTTGCGAAAAATAAAATGAAGTGACTTCTCCAAATATCCTTGTTAAATCTTCCGATGTATAATTTTTTAACAATTCAGATTCAGCAAGTATTTTAGAACTGATTAGTGTAGTCGTCATCACAAACACCCTTTCTTTTAATTAGATTATATCAAAAAAGTGCTTTTAAGGGGAGTAAATATCATGTATAAACCGCAATACCTAAATATTGTTAGAACAACAAAATCAGCTTATGGCAACAATATTGCTTATTTCAAAAAAACATTTGTTGCTCATAACGGCTATAAGTGGGATGTACTAACGAAAAAAGAAAATAAATCGGGTCGTCATTTTTTAGGAAAAATAAAATAACGTGTAACTACAACAGAAAGGGGGTGAATGAGTGAGTTTATTCGATGTCTTCAAACTATCAGTAAAAAATGAAGAACCGTCCGACTGGCTACCAGATTTTGTTGCAGGGGATGAATTAGCTACACGGTCATATTTAAAAATAATGGCTAAAAATACCGTTATAGATTTTGTTTCAAGGACTATGTCCACTTTAGAAATAAAATTCAAAAGTACAGGAATGGAAGATTGGGACTATATATTAAACGTTCGGCCTAACTCGGATATGTCTGCTACCACATTTTGGCAAACCTTCTTCTTTCGCTTGTTAGATGAAAATGAAGTGTTGGTTATTTTAAAAGATGACCAACTTTTAATAGCTGATGACTATACAAGAGAACAAAAAACAATCACAGATGATTGCTTTAGCAACGTTTACGTTAAAGACCAAGTGTTTACAGAAAAATTTTACATGTCAGATGTTATTTATTTAAAGTACAACAGTAAAGAGCTTGATTCATTTACTAAGGGTTTATTTAATGACTATTCGGAATTGTTCGGACGAATACTAGAAATCTCCATGCGAAATAATCAGATTCGTGGTTCTGTTTCAATTGAAGCCACTGGATCAATGAATGAAGAAAAAGGAAAAGATGGCAAAACACGTTCGGAAAGATTACAAGAGTATGTAAATAAAATTTATCACGCTTTTAGCACTAAAGCAGTTGCTATAGTACCAAAAGTTAAAGGATTTGATTATGAAGAATATACGAACAAACAAGGTTCTTCTAATCAGTCTCTTGAGGAATTAAATAAAATGAAATCATCGTTAATTGACGATGTAGCCAACGCCATAGGGGTACCTACGGCGCTTATTTATGGTGAAAAATCAGAACTTGATTCCAATATCAAAGCTTTTAGAAAACTATGTATTATTCCTTTAATGAAAAAGCTACAAGATGAATTAACTGCAAAAGTTCTTACACGCCAAGAGTATAAAAATGGCGAACGAATTAAAGTAACTAAAGTTTTACCTGTAAGTATTCTAGAAAATGCAACTCAAATTGACAAAATCGTCTCTAGTGGAACATTCCTAAGAGATGAAGTGAGGGAAGAAACGGATTATGATTCGTTGCCAGATGGAGAAGGTAAGAAGCTAATTATGACTAAAAATTATGCACTCGTGAAAGGGGGTGAGGAAGAGAATGACAAAGACTAGAAACGTGCCGTTTCAGTTTTCTAACGAGTTAGTTGAAGGTAAAAGAGTTTTGACTCTTTCGGGAAATATCAGAAAAAAATATTGGTCCGATGATGATGTTATTGATGCGAAGAGCATCAGGGAAACATTAGATGGAGTGACAGAAGATATTACCATTAAATTAAATAGCCCAGGCGGAGATGTGTTTGAAGGTGTTGAAATTTACAATTATTTAAAAGATCACCCCTCAAAAGTAACGGTAGAAGTTACTGGTGTAGCAGCTTCAGCAGCAACATTCATTCTGTCGGCAGCTGATGAAGCAATTATGAATGTAGGGACTTCAGTTATGATTCATGAGGCTTCAACATTTACATGGGGAAATAAACAAGACATTCAAAAGACTTTGAATGCTTTGGAAACTATCGATGATTCCATTCTTTCAATTTATTCACAAAAAACAGGGCAAACAACAGATCAATTAGAAACATGGATGAAGGAAGAAAAATGGTTCACAGCTGAAGAAGCTGTAGAATATGGTTTTGCAACAGAAGTTAAGAAAAACACCGAAAAAAATTCAACTGATTCAAAGGAAAATATAGCTGAAATGGTGAAAAATGCTGTTGCGGAAGCTATGTCTTTAAACCAACAAGCTGTGACGAATGAAGCAAAACAAGAATCAAAACCAAAACCAAAACCAAAACCAAAACCAAAACAAAAATCTTTAATAAATAGATTAACTAAAGGAGCATGATTATGACATTAACATTAAAAAACAAAACAGATGAAGCGAAGAAACAATTTAATGCAGTATCAACAAATGAAGAGGCGACATCAGAACAGGTAAATGCTGCTTTAGAAGCATATGTTACTGCTGTTGCAGAAGATGCAGGAAAGCAAGTACGAGCTGAATATGAAGAGCTGAAAAATGTAACAGATAACCGTGTGCTTGAAGCTCGTGGCATTCACACTTTAACTAATGAAGAAACAAAATTTTATAACGAAGTTGAAAAAGCGGGTGGATTTGATGAAGATTTAGTCTGGCCAGAAACAATTTTAGAACGTGTGTTTGAAGGTTTACAAGAAGAACGTCCATTGTTAAAAATTATTAATTTTACCCCTTCAGTAGGTAAAACTAAAATTACTCGTTCTCGTCGTAAAGGTGTAGCGGTATGGGGGCCACTTCATAAAGATATTGAAGGGAAATTAGATGCACAATTTGGTGCAACAGAATTTAATCAATTGGCTTTAACAGCGTTTTTCTTAATTTCAAATGACACTTTAGAATTAGGTCCACGCTGGGTTGACCGATATGTTCGTTTATGTTTATCTGAAGCAATCGCAGAAGCATGGGAAAAAGCAATTATCAATGGGTCTGGTCATAATCAACCTATTGGACTAACAAAAGATATGAATGCGGCAATTGATCCGACAAATGGATATGCTGATAAAGAATCATCAGGGATCTTAACATTTAAAGATTCACAGACAATGGTTAAAGAATTCGCAATGTTATTGAAGAAAGCTTCTAAATATACGGATAAAGTCGGCGATGGCGACGATGGAGAGGAAAAAACAAGAAAAGTTAAAGGGAATGTATACTTAATTGTTAATCCATTGAACTATTACGATATTGTTGCTCGTGTCACTACGCAAAATGCAAATGGCGTATTCGTTTCAAACTTACCATTTATTTCTGAAGACCATATCATTGAATCTTTAGAAGTAAAAGAGAATAAATTGATTGCTTTTGTTGGTGGAGAATATGATGCTACGCAATCACGTGCAGAAAAAGTCTATGTTTATAAAGAAACATTTGCAATGAAACGTGCAACATTATACGCTGCCGACTTATTGGGCAATGGTGAGCCAGCTGATAACGATGCAGCGCAAATTTATGATATTAAAATTGACGATGGAGAACCAGCAACAAAGTAAACACCCCTGTTGTTAATAAGATAAACCCAACAACAGATGGGGCAACTATCGATTTGAAATAGCACGGGGGGATTAGATGGAATCATATTTAAAGGAGTTCAAAGAAAGAAATCAAATCTTTCATTCGTCAGACGATGACTCTATAAAAGAACAATTAAATGATTCCTTTGAAGATATTCGAACGCTTATAGGAGATTTTGATCCAAAAGTATATCGAAAAGGAAAAGAACTTGTTTTTGAAAGAACTCGTTATGTAAGAAACGAAGCCTTAGAATATTTTTATCCCAACTTTCAGCAAAGCATTATGGATGCTTCCATCGATATTTCAGGAGGTGAAGGATTTGGCAATACACCCTAATTATAAACGTCCCAAAATAGGAGCTGGCGAATTAAAAACGCCAGTTTCTTTTTTTCAGTTTATTCCGGGAGAAGGACCTGAACCTGGCGAAATAGTAAAGAAAGAACTTCATTCATGTAAAGCGCAAATCTACAATCCGTCAATGAAAGATATGGAAATATTGAACGCAAAAGGAACTAAAGAGGGGCTGACAATTAAAATCCGTGATCCACACCAAGACTATATCCCTAGCAACAAACATAAAGTCGTTGTTGATGATTATAGGATTTTGCCAACTGGAAAAGAATGGGAAATCGTAGACGTTTCACCAGATTTTGAAGATAACCGTTTTATCAAAATTGTTTTAGGGGCTACGTCATGAGCGAAGTTACAGGAACTGAAGAAATTATCAAAAATATAGAATCAAAATTGGGGAAAGCAAGAACTAGTCGAATGGTTAACAAAGCTTTAAAAGTCACGGGAGTTGAAATAGTTAAAGTGACTAAAAATGCTGTTGCTTATTACAAAGATTCTGGGGCCACCTATGATGAAGTTGTAAAGTCAAACGTAAAAGGAGCTTCTTATGGTATTAAAGAAATCGATGTGGGTTGGCGAGGAGATAAGAGCCGTTGGCGGTTAGTCCACCTAAATGAGTTTGGTTATACAAAAAGCGGCAGGTACATTCGACCTCGGGGTATGGGAGCGGTACAGAGGGCTGCTGACCAATCAAAAGCAATTGCAAGGAATAAAACACGTGAGGTATTGGAGGAATTAGCTAAATGAAAGACATGATGATGGAAGTTTACAATCGATTAATTGATAATCCTCTGATTCGAGAAAAAACTAGTTTTATTAATGACAATGGTAAAACTGAATATCGCATTAAATTTTACGAAGTACCAGAAACTTTGGATACTACCAAGCCTTTCATTATCATTGATAACTTTCTTGGTCCACAAAACAACGCCTATTTTGCCAACAACAAAGCTTTGTCAATTCGCTTCAATTATCAAATAAATGTTGAAAGCATGGACAGAATGGTAACCAAGCAAATTTCTAAAGCAGTTGAAGAAACGATGAAACAAATTGGATTTGGTCGCCTAGATGGTGGCTTAGATCAGTACTTTAACGAAACAAAACGTTTTGTAGATGCAAGACGTTACAGAAAAAATACACAAATTCACGACACCGACTATTAAGTTGGTGTCTATTTTTTAGGAGGAAAAAATTTATGCAAACATACGGATTTAGCAGAATCACTATTCAACAATTGGACAATGAATTAAAGCCAGTCGCTGGTAAGAAACATGTCATTGATGGCAAACCAAAAGAAGGGGCCGCAGCAAGCTTTGAAATTACAGGACTAACCAAAGAACCGTCAAAAGTTTTCGGTTCAAACATTGCATATTACGTGGCACGTAAAGGGCACGGAGATATTGCAGCAAACTTAGGTATCTTAGATGTACCATCAGCCATTGAACATGAAATGTTAGGGCATAAAAAAGCTAGCGAGGAAAGCAAAGTTTATCATATTGGCGAGGATACAGAGCCACCTTACTACGCAGTATTAATCGAATCAGAAGATTTATATGGTGAAAAACTTGGCTTCGGCATGTATGCAGGCACATTCTCATTAGATGGTGTCAAAGGCGAAACATTAAATGATGACGACTTTACGCCAGAGCCTGGCGAATATGTTTATTCTGCTGTTTCTCGTCAAATTAACGGTAAAAAAGTTACTGTCGGTTTTGCAGATAATTCAGAAGCTCTAGCAGAATTGACAACAGAATTATTTGGTGAAGAAACACCAGCGCCGGAAAAGTAGCAAGCCCCACAGTGGGAGCTGTTACTCCCACCACAGATGGGGCCAATATTGAATTAAGTTAGGAGGACAAGAAATGTCGTTTATTCCACCAGAAAAATTTAGACTTTATAAAAAAGGTGAAACTAGTCCTGTTGCAGAAGGTATTTCGCCTTTAGCTATTACAGGAATTACCGCAAACACAGATGTTTTAGCTGGTGACTTTACTGTCACAGGTGTTGCCACCGTTGACGGTGAAGAAAAAGAATCTGATCATGTTGATGTACCAGCATTTAAAACATTACCTATTGCAGTAACAGAAATTACCTTGGATAAGACTGAATTAGCTTTAAAAGTTGGTGAAACAGCAACGTTAACACCTACAATCATGCCAGAAAATGCAACAAACAAAGCGTATAGATTCAGTTCTGAAGATGCAGCGATTGGAACGGTAACACCAGTGCAAGGAAAAGTAACAGGCGTTTCGGAAGGTATTACAAAACTTGTTGGCACAACTGAAGACGGTAATTTTACAGCAGAATGTACTTTGACTGTATCAGCAGCAGAATAAAAATTTATTGATTAAGGACGGCTTTAGTTAGTCGTCCTTTTTTTGGAGGTTAAAAAATGGAACGCAAAATTGAACTAACTTTACGCATTGATGGCGAAGAAAAAACTTTTACTCAAGACTTTGTGCCTTTCTCAAAACGTAATGACTATATTCGTTTAGAGAAAGAAGTAGAAGAAGCAGCAAAGAAACGTGATAAGGAGCCAATACAAAAAGATTATTTGGATATGCAAATTCAGTTTGTCGCAGATCTGTTTGACGAAAAAGAAGTGACTAAAGAATCAATCATGAATGGATTAGATTCACTAGACATCGAAAAAATTTGGGAAATCATACGGTACCGTGTTTTGGGATTCTCAAAAGAAGATGATGAAGAAGCAAAAAAAGCAATGACGGAGGAAATTTAACTTGGTCCGAACTTTATGAATTACAAGTTGATTTTGTCCGTGATGCGATTACCAATCTTGGTTGGACGATTCGGGATTTCATGAATACTGATTGCTTGGATATTGATGAAATCTTATTGAAAGCACCAAAGAAAAAGAAAACTAAAAAGAAAAAACAAGAGGTGCGACCACTAAGTGAATTAGTCAAGCGTAGTGGCGCATAAAGGGAAGGAGGTAACTAAATGAGTGGTGGAACGCCGTTAGGAAATATGGTCATTAAGTTGGGCTTGGATAGTTCTGATTTCGGTCGTGGTGCAGCAAATGCTAAAAAAGAAGTTCGTTATTTAGCCAAAGAAATGCAAGCTAATGCAAAAATCGCTGATATGGCGGGCAATCATATGGGCAAACTTGGCACTCGTTTTGATGGTTTAACTAAAATCATTGGAGCACAAGAGAAACAAGTTGCTGCGCTGAAAAAAGCTTATGACGAATCTTTTGTAGATGGAAAAGCGACAGAATCCACCAAAAGGCTAGCAACTCAATTGCAAGATGCCAATGGAAAACTAGCAAATTATCGATCTCAATTAATTCAAACAGCTGGTCAGATGGCAGAAATGCAAGTCAAAACCACTGGTGCCACTGGCGCCATTTATAATGCCAGCGAAAAAATGATTTCTAGTGGGCAAAAAATGGAAAAAGTGGGCGGAGCTTTAACAAAAGGTATAACTTTGCCAATTCTTGCTGGGGCTGCAGCAGTAACAACGGCCGCTGTTAAATGGGAATCTGATTTTGCAGGTGTGAAAAAGACCAATGATGAAGTTGTTGATTCGACAGGTAAGGTTGTTTACTCATACAAAGATTTAGAAAATGGTCTTCGTGGACTAGCCAAAGAATTACCTTCAAGTCACACGGAAATTGCAAACGTTGCAGAAGCAGCAGGGCAGTTAGGGATCAAAACTAAAAATGTAGTTGGCTTCACCAAGACAATGATTGATTTAGGCGAGTCAACGAACATGAGTGCAGAAGCAGCAGCAACTGCTTTAGCTCGATTGGCCAACATTACAGGAATGCCACAAACAGAATTTGATAAGTTAGGTTCGGTTATTGTTGATTTGGGTAATAATTTTGCGACAACCGAATCAGAAATAACCGCAATGGGTTTACGTCTGGCAGGAGCTGGTCATCAGGTTGGCATGAGTGAAGCTCAAATCATGGGATTTGCGGCTGCATTGAGTTCTGTAGGGATTGAAGCAGAAGCGGGCGGTTCCGCATTTTCTAAAGTAATGGTTCAAATGCAACTTGCTGTTGAAAATGGAGCCAATGCATTTGCGGGACTAGAGAGCTTAAGTCAACAGACAGGCGTATCTATGGAGCAGGTTTCTAGCGCTGTCAGAAATGGTGGTAAAGAGTTAAAAAATACTGCTGGGGCAATGGGATTAACTAGTAAAGAGTTAAAAACAATGCATAAAGAAGCCACGGATGCATCAGGGAAATTAAATGATTTTGCAGAAGTAGCTGGAATGTCTGCAGAACAATTTTCTAAAGCTTTCAAAGAGGATGCTTCAGGTGCTATTATCAAATTTATTGAAGGGCTAGGAAAAACGAAGGAACACGGACAATCTGCAATTGCTGTTTTAGATGATATGGGGATTACCGAAGTTCGTCTTCGTGACAGTTTGCTACGTGCAGCTGGTGCCAGTGATGTATTTAAAAGTGCTGTAGATCGTGGAACTAAAGCATGGGGAGAAAACACCGCTTTAACAGAAGAAGCTAACAAGCGATACGAAACTACCGAATCTCAATTAAAGATGCTTAAAAATGAAGCAGTGGATGTAGGAATCACGTTTGGTGGTCCTTTAGTAAAAGCATTGAGAGATGCGTTGCAAGCGACTAAACCAATGATCAAAACCGTAACGAATTTAGCGGAATCTTTCTCAAATGCTGATCCTAAAACACAGCAAACAATTGTTAAAATGATTGCATTAACTGCTGCAATGGGGCCTGCTATTAAGTTAACAGGTACTTTAACGAAGGGTGTAGGATTTTTAGGAAAGGGCTTTGTTGAGACAATGGCCGCTATGTCTAAAAAAAGAGCGATTGAAGATGTTACAAAAGCTTTTGCAGAGGGTAGTTCTGTTTCTGTTGGATTCGGAAAAGGCATTGCTTCTTCTGGTTCGGCATTAGGAGGATTGACTGCTAAAATCGGAGGAACCACAACACAAATTGGTTCATTGACTAAAGGGTTTAGTTTATTGAATCCTTGGGTGTTAGGTGCAACTGCAGCGATTGGTGCAGGCGTTGCGGTTTGGAAATTGTGGGGAGAAGAAGCCTGGAATAGTTCTCAACGGACACAAAGATGGGGAACTGATGTAGGAAAAGCAACTGATGAAGCCTTAACTAAATTTCAAGGATATAGCAGAGGCGCTAGCGGAGAGCTTGATTTGCTAGAAAAAGGCGTTTCTGGGAATACCGATACCATTGCTAATAATTTCTCTAAGATGGGTCAATCAATCGAAGAAAATATGACGAAAAAGATTGAGACACTGAAAGGCATTGTTAATAAGTTGCCAGATGATATAAAAGAAGCTGGAGATAAGCTAACCAAAGAAGAAGTGCTCAATCAGGAAAAATATTTAGATGTAGTGAAAGAAAATAATCAAAAAATAACTCAAATTAAACAAGAAGCTTCAAACAATAACCGCAAAATAAGTTATGAAGAAGCGATAAGAATTAAATCATTAGCTAAAGAAAGCGCAGAAGCTTATGTTAATTCTTTAGGTAAAAGCGAAACTGAAACCAAAGAAATTTTATCTGCAATGACAGGAAATGTAGCAGAAGCATCAGAAGATCAAGCAAAAACGTGGCTGCAATCTTTAGGAAAGCAAAGGCAACAATCCAAAATAGAATATACTAAGATGCAGGACGATTTGAAAGCAAAATTAGTAGATGCCGGTTATGATTTAAACAGTAAATATGCCAAAGAAATGCTATCCTTATTAAAAGAAAGTGGCGACAGTGCCACGCAGATTACAGAAGATCAGATGTCAACTATTCTAGCCAAATATCCAGAATTGGCTGATCAAGTATTTTTAGCCAATGGACAATTAATTAGTTCAATGGGTGAAGCTGGTCAAGTGGCAGTTGGTCAAAATAAAAAAATGATGGATTCCTTCACCGATATGGCAGAAAAAGTATCAAAAACTGCCGGAGAAAACGCAAAAAAAATAGAACTTATTGCAGACGAAGCAAATGAGTTTGGCGAATTCTGGAATCAATTAATCTTAGATACGAAAACAGGTGAAGTCAAAACAAATGCGCAAGAAGCAGTTAATGAAGCTGCAAGCTCTGAAAAAGGTTGGAATCAACTTATTTATGCTTCTAAAAACGCAGATTTAAAGAGTAATGCTAAGTTGATGATTGCAGAAGCTGCCATCGCTAATGGACGTTGGGAAAAAATGACGTTTACCGAACAACAAGCTTTGTTAGATAGTAACGTTACAAAAACAATGACACAAGCATTGCAAGCAAAAGGCAGCTGGGGTAAATTGAATTTTGAAGAGAAAAAAGCTGTTCTTTATTCAAATACACCAGAAGTAATGGCTGAAACAATGCTTAATTTAGGGTTATGGAAAGACTATCAGCCACAAGTTAAAGAATTAAAAGCTAAAAATCAATCTTTTCTTGATGTGTTAAGTCAATCTCAAGATAAAATTGTACACTGGTCGCAAGTTCCAGTAGATATAAAGGAAATTCTTGGTGATAATTACGATTTACTCTCAAAAATATATGGATCAGAACAATCATACAACCGTTGGAAAAATTTACCAGATACAGAGAAAAAACTTCTAGCTAATAATTCTGATGTACTACAAAAGATTATGACTTCTGATACTAGTTTAAAACAATGGAATGCCTTGCCAGCTGATCAGAAAAAAATGCTTGGAGACAATACCGACTTATTAACAAAAGTTATGGCATCGGAAGAAAGCTTTAACGCTTGGAAGGCGTTACCCGATCCAGTTAAAAAAATGTTAGGTAATAACGAAGATTTAAAAGCTAAGATAGCAGAAGGTAGTTTGAGTGTTGAAACTTACAATCAAGTTAAGCCACTTCTAAAACAATTACTCGGAGATGCTTCCAATGTATCAAATCAATCACAGGTAGGTATTCAAAACTTAAATGCATTTAACGCGAACAATCCAGCACAGAAAATACTACGTGGAGATTCTTCAAATGCGCAAGCTGCAGCTCGACAAGGTGGCAATGCATTGAACACCTACAATGCCAACAATCCAGGAACGAAAAACCTGAGAGGAAATGCAGGTGGAGTTGTCGGTGCGGCTTCAAGTGGTAATAGTAGCTTAAATATTTTCGCAGCAAACAATCCAGTTGAGAAACTATTAAGGGCTAATGATCAAGCGAGTGGACCAGCATCTCAAGCGAAAAATGCAGTAAGTGACTTTAATTCTGGCCCTTCGGTAATTACCAAAACTTTAAACGTAGTAGCTAATTTAGGTGCTGGCGTAGCAAAAATTTTAGGACTCGAAACAGGAACCAATAATCATATTGGTGGTCCAGCAATCGTCAACGACCAAAAAGGACGTACTTATAAAGAGTTGGTAATTCCTAAAGGTGGCGTGCCTTTCATCCCAGAAGGTAGAAATGTATTCTTGCCAGATTTACCAAGAGGATCAAAAGTAATCAAAGCTTCAGAAACAAAGAAACTAATTCCTCATTATGAAAACGGCGTGGGAGTTCCGAGAAACTCTTCAGTTGTTAAAAATCTAATTGCTGTTCAAGATTCACATGAATCAAATGATTTTAGCGAACTTGCTTCTCTAATGCGTGAAATGGTTTCTTACTTGAAAGACGGAAATATAAAAAACATGGAAGTAACACAATATATCACAGGTGCTGACACGAAAACACCGAGAGAAACAGCGATTGAAACAAAACGCCAACTACGTGACTTGGCTAGGGGGTTTAAATAGTGAAACTAGAATTAGTTTATACGAATCAAAATGGGGAGCAACTCGTTTTTAATGAGGAGGCTCCTTATTTTTTGCAAAATGTGGAAGGTTTAGAAGCACCAGAAAATGTCGTGCTAGCAGAAGAAGTATTTGGAGAAGATGGCGCAAAAGTTGTTGGAATCCGCTTAAGCACTCGGAAACCTTTGCTTGAAGGCACTTTAATTGGAAAAACAGAAGAAGAAATTTATCAGTTGCGCCGAGATATGATTCAAAAAATCGATCTAAAACAAACAGGTAAGCTAACTCTTAAAGTCTATGACAAGGAGTATGAAACCGACGTATTACCAATCCAAGCGCCTAGTTTCAAATTATACGAAAATAATCCTTATAAGGTTGACGAATGGAATTTATTTTCTTTACAGTTTGAAGCATTCGATTCTTATTTCCGTGATGTATCGTTTTATAACTCACTGGTTCCTTTGGCAACATTGAAGCCAACGCTTATTTTTCCAATGGTTTTTGTTCAAGGCGAGAAGCATACGTTTGGTCGCTTTGAATCAGGGAATATTGAAAAGATTGTAAACAATGGAGATGTGCAGGTTGGAGCAGTTTTTCATATGAAATGTGTAACAACCGTGACTGATCCGCAGATTTACGATGTGACAAAACAAACCTTCTTTGGATTTAAAGGAACCTATGAACCTGGAACAAGATTCGAACTTTCAACGGTACGTGGAAATCTATATGCGAAAAAAATTGTTAATGGAGTAGAAACTAATGCTGTTCCAGAACGTATGGAGGGCAGCAGTTTCTTTCGATTATCTAAAGGAGATAACTATTTACAACTAAAAGCGGCCAACAATTCTCAAAATGGAATTACATGTGAAATGCAATTTACACCATTGGTTAGCGGGGTGTAGTTATGGATTTTATGCCATTGCCTTTTGTAGAGGTGTTCCGAAGAAAATCTGGCTTTGATTATGAGTCAACGGCAGTTCTGGACATATGGAAATCAATGAGTGTCAAAGAAAATTTCAAGTCAGCCAATACTTTTGAAACGGTTGTTCTTTTAAAGTACATGCCAAAAGAATTAATGGACGAAGACACAGTGCTATTAATTAATAATTGCTTTTACTATATTGATTCTATTATTTGCGATGATTTGAGCAGTGGATTAATTACAATTTCTGGGAAGTCTCTTTTTGCAAAATCTGGTAAGAGAATTGTTTATCGAATTTACAATCAAACAAAAAGACCAGAGCTGATTTGCTACGATCACTTACGGAACGAAGTGGTCTCTCCGTCAGATGCAAAAAGAAAAATAAGTTATTTATCTGTCGAACAACCGCCAGCAATCACTAGTTCAAACATTAGTTATCAAAATAGTTATGGGAATGTTGAAGAAGAGATAGAGGGACTGTGTGAAAGTTACAATTTTGGTTTTGACGAAATTCCTATCTCGAATGGGCGTATTGGTTCAACATCAAACGGCCAAGTTGGAACAAATATTCGTTTTAGAAAAAGTGAAGATGTTTCTAGTGTAGTTCAATTTAGTGCAGAGTTTGAAAATGTTACTAATGAATCATTAGAAAAGAACAACTATGATGAAGCGACTACAGCCCTTATTTATGGAGAAGGCGAAGGAAAAGCTCGTAAGCATACTCAAGTAAATAACAATTTGAGTGGCCTCGAACGAAAAGAAATATACGTCGATGCTCGTGACTTACAACAGACTGTTGATGATGTAAAAATGCCAGATGCACAATATATTGCCACATTGCAATCAAGAGGAAAAGAAAAATTAACTGAACAACCAAGAGTTTTGGCATTGAATGGGACTATCAATTTGAATGATAGTCTTTTTGTTTATGGTCGAGATTATAAATTGGGGGATCGAGTAAAACGTATTTCTTCTTTTGGCTATTCAGATACAGTGGTTCTAAATTCTGTAACGCAAACCTGGGATGAGAAGGGATACCATATTGACGGTGAATTCGGTAACCAAAGTAAAACAATTATTGATGTAATCAAGAGAAAAGGAAAGTAGGTGGTTATTTTTGGCGGAATTAAGTTTATTTTATGATGCCGTTTTGCAAGATGATGGCACATACGATCGTGCTTATACATCGGCAGACTGGGCAAAATACTTTGAAAATATTTTTCGCAATGGCGTAATGATGTCAGTCGGTGAAGCATTAAGAGTGACTGCAGCTGATTCTGTTGGAATGAGAATTGTTGTAAAAGCAGGTTCAGCAAGCTTAAAAGGTTATCAATATATAAATACGTCTGCTTTTGCAGTACCTATTGACGTTGCTTCTTCAACACAAGATCGAACAGATTCAATTGTTATTCGTCATGATTTGAATGCTAGACAAGCTTATGTAGCAGTCAAAAAAGGCAATGTGACAGTCGACCGCACGCCAGATGTATTTGAAATTCAGCTGGCCACTGTCAGAGTACCGAGAAACAGCACAGCTATTACAGCAGATTTAATCACAGATAAGCGCCCGGATGAAAAAGTATGTGGTTATTCAACACCGTTTGAAAATGTATCAGTTTCGGGAATGGAAGATAAATATACTGCTATGCTGAATACCATTATTGAAAATATGAATCAATACACGGAAGATCAAAAGAAAAACTTAGAAGCTGATATGCAGGCGGTCGTTGCTAAAGGGAATGAGTACATTCAGGAAGCTCAAAAAGATTGGCAAGATTTTTTAGCCACAGTTTCCAACGATATGGAAGGTGATGTTACGCTAAACTTGCAAAAGAAAATAGCAGCAGTAACACCAGATCAATTGATTTTCACAAAGAAAAATTTACCTTTTGAATATCCTGAAATTGATGTCTTAGCATGGCATGACGGTTTAGGTGTTTCACCTTTGGGAGAAGAAAATTGGGTTGGAGAAGTTCCAGAATCAATTCCGTTTAAAGCGGGTTATCCAAGCAAAAATGAATTGACTATAAAAGTTCCAATCAATTGGAATTTGTCTTCACCAACTATCAAAGAAACAGCGCCTAATATCTTTCTTCTTAACGAGGGAAATAAAAGTGTACAGATTAAAATTAAGGAGTCGAAATAAATGAAAACAAATTTTGAACGAGGACAGTTAAATGCACAAGATGATTTGAACGCCAATTTTCTAGAAATCGAAGAGTTTATGAACTTACCTAACTTGCCCGAAATTTATCTATCAGAAGGTGAAGAGGGATCGAATGCCACAGAAGGTTACAGATATAGACTAGGTCCGATTTTTGCTAAGGCTAATAGCCAGTCGCTTTCTGATTTGCCTTTTACTATTAGTTCAGACCGAACAACGATTACAATTTTAAAAGATACGGTCTTGAATTTTTCAGGCGTAGTGAAATTTCATGGGGCAGGAAGCACAGACTATGCTTATTGCCGTTTGAAAAAAGGAACCGCGGGCTACGATTTTGCAAACATTGGGGCGCCTTCTGGGCAAACTTTAAACTTGCACAACGGAGTATTCGGACAAAGAACTATAGCAGTTAAGGAAGGTGAAGTTCTCAATTTTGAGCTAAGTGTCCGAGAGGGTAAAAATATTTTTAGAACACAACTTAGATCGTTGGTCATTAAAGAGCTGCTAAACACAAGTGTATAAGGGAGTTTAATTTAGTAAGTTGGAGGTGAGTCAGTGGAAAAATATTTTAACCACCTATCAATTGCAGCAAGTATTGTAGGAGGTATTTGCGTTAGCTTTCTTGGAGGAATGGATCAGTTGCTAGATGTTTTGTTATTTTTGATGATTGTTGATTTTGTAACAGGTTGGCTTAAAGCAATCGCTACTAAATCACTATCAAGCAAAATAGGTATGTTGGGAATCGCCAAAAAAGTAATGATTTTATTTGTAGTGGCAGTTTCTGTGAAAGTTGAAAGTATTGTAGGGAATAATATTCCTATTAGGGAAATGGTGATTATTTTTTACATTGCAAATGAAGGCATTTCATTTTGCGAGAATGTATTGGAATTCATTCCTTTACCAGAAAAGTTAAAGGATTATTTTATTCAATTACGAAATAAAGACAAGAATTGAAGCGGCTTGTGTCGTTTCTTTTTTTGTTTAAAAAATAGGAAAGAGGTTTTTAAATGAAAAAGAAAATTTTAGCAGGAGCGCTTGTCGCTCTGTTTTTTATGCCTACAGCTGTATTTGCCGCAAAAGGAGACCAAGGTGTGGATTTGTCTATTTGGAATGGGTATCAAGCAACATTTGGTTATGCACATGATAAATTCTCAATTTCACAAATTGGTGGGCAAAACAACTATGGGATTTATGATCAAGTTACTTATTCTAGTCAAGTAGCTAGTACGATTGCTCAAGGTAAACGAGCGCATACGTATGTATGGTGGCAAAACGTCCTTACCTACGAAAATGCAAAGCAAGTATTAGATTACTTTTTACCTAAAGTTCAAACACCAAAGGGATCAATTGTCGCCTTAGATGCGGAAGATGGCGTTCAATCGACGGATGTAACGCTATGGGCGTTAGACTATATCAAAGAGGCTGGATATACACCGATGCTTTACGGATACAAAGGGTATCTTACTTCATCTTATGATTTATCACGAATTGCAAAGAAGTATCAATTATGGATGGCAGAATATCCAGATTATGAAGTGACACCTTATCCAAATTACAATTATTTTCCTTCATTTGAAAATATCGGTATTTTTCAGTTCACGTCAACCTACGTTGCAGGAGGGCTAGATGGTAACGTTGATTTAACAGGTATTACTGATAATGGTTATACAAAGAATAACCAACCAGCAACAAACACACCAGCTATTGAGGAAGGTAAAGAAGTAGAAAATACGCCAAGTTCCGATGTTAAAGTGGGCGACACTGTTAAAGTGAATTTCTCAGCTAATCAATGGGCGACTGGCGAAACTATCCCACAATGGGTAAAAGGTGAAAGTTACAAGGTTCAACAAGTTGATGGGAATAAAATCTTGCTTGCTGATATTCTTTCTTGGATCGATAAAGCTAATGTAGAACTTTTGCCAGATTCCACGGCTGTTGCCGAACAACCTTCAACTACAACGCACATTGTACAATACGGAGAAACCTTGTCATCAATTGCCACTCAATATGGCACAACGTACCAAGCTTTAGCATCACTAAATGGATTAAGTAATCCAAACATGATTTATGCTGGACAAGTTCTAAAAGTAAACGAAAAAGTAAGTACTACTAGAACATACACTGTTCGATCAGGCGAAGCTTTATCATCAATCGCATCTAGGTTAGGTACAACGTATCAAGCATTAGCACAACGGAATGGACTGTCAAATCCTAATTTTATTTATCCAGGACAAGTATTAAACTATTAAAAATAGTTTCTCATAGAGGTAAAAAAACATGAAATTAAATATAACGTTTTTGTTACAAATTTAATGTTACGTATTGCATAAAATATCTTTTTAATGTCATAAACGTTTAACTTGAACTTGTGTTCCCCATATGTTAAAGTTATTTCATAATCCTCATACGATTATATCTGTTATAGGAAGTCAAAGAAAACTCTTGTTTTTCAGGCTTCCTTTTGGTTTAATTTTTATTAGTAGATAAATTTGTATTGGGGGAAATAAAATAATGGATATTGGACAATTGTACAAAGATGTACAAACTGTTTCAGAGTTAGACGACAAAAATTTTGAAGGTTCTGTTGAATTCTTTTTGTTAACAGAAAAGCAAAAAGATGGAGTTCAGATATTTGCTCCAGATGTGAGTAACGATGTTCAACGAGATTTACTTACCTTTTTCACAAAGTATTTTCAGAATGCTCAAATAAGAAATAGGGAACAGATTCCTTATGATGTGGTTATGTCCAGACCTGAAAAAAAGAACTTTTTTGTTTGTGAAACTAGCAAATACGATGGTGTTAATAAATTTTATAAAAAGTTCGAGGAAGAAGAGCACTATTCTTCAACCGAAGGAAAAAATGTTACTAATTTTATAGCATATGCTTTAAAAATCTATCTCACAAACAATGAGCATGTATGCTTTATAGGTGCGTTTACTAGCTTATCGCAAATAAATAAAACTAAATTTGTAGGTAACTTGAAAGACAAAAAATTAACTAAAGTAAAATCGGATAATATGTTTGGTCTAAGTCCTACGATGGCGTTGTTAATGTATAATAATGAAGTCGTAATTAATAATATTCCAATATTTGAAAAATGTTGTGAACTTAGTACTGAATTTAAGAAAAATGCATCAGATGTTATTGATACTATAAATGAGTATGGTGTCATTAAAGGAATCGATGAGTTTAGAACTACGGCACAGGATGATGAAAGAATTGCCAGAAGACTTACAAAAATGAATCAGGATCCTGAGAGGGTAAAAAGTTTCTTCTCTAATATAAAATCTGTAAAGAAAGTTTTAAAAGATGAGTCATTCAAAGATCGATTTGAGGGTATTGAATTTATCAATGGTAAACTTGAATATAAAGCCGATAAAAGGCAACAATTTGTTACTCTAATTGCTGATGCTGCATACGAGTCGATTGTAGGAAAACAAAAAAGAATAGATCATTCGCTATAATTAAGAAGGAGGGTATGCATGTTAAATAAATTCGACAAATGGAGGCTTTTCTTATCATCATATCTTCCTCTTTATATATTAATTATAATTCAAAATTATAGTTTTTTTTCATCGATGTTAAAAAATATTCTTATTAAACTTAATAGTATTAGTGGAACTATTAAAGAAGAGCCACCTTATAAATGGATTTTTTTTGGAGTTATTATCTTCTTAAGTTTAATTTCTTTTTGTACGATTCATCGATTCGTTATTTCAAAAAGCAATCGACAATTCAATATAACTGGTAAATATGAAAAAACGGGAGATAGTATTATAAGCTACATCTTCACTTATTTAGTTCCTCTGCTCTCCATGGATATTAATAATGGGAATTCAATAATAGTTAATCTACTTTTATTTATTTTTATTGGAGTACTTTACGTTGCTCAAGACTTAATTTATCTTAATCCAATTCTTGCGTTATTAGGGTTTAGTTTTTACATCAATGATGAGAAAATTATAATTACCAAATTTTCTTTAGAAAAATTAAAAGAATTTGAAGAAAACGGATATAAAGTTAAAGGTAACAGGCTAGGATCATATATATATGTGTTTAGAGAAGTAATTTCTAAGGAAGATTCTCATATGTAAACCATTTTTATTTTCTCTTTTTGATGACTATTCATGATAGAACTTTTTTTGCAAAAGTAGCACAGCATATTCTCACATGTCGTGCAGGCGGAACTATGTTCCGTCGCCATAATAATTATATGGTAAATTAAGAAATAGGAAAAGTAATAGTTTTATCGAACATTCATATTTTCCAATTCGATCATAATTAATACCCGCTTTAGTAAATAGATATTGAAAAAACTATTCTCTGTTTAAAATCTTTTGTAGAAAAAATTTTCGTTTTAACCTTCGTAGGTTCGAGTCCTACAGGGTACATATAGTAAAAGCATTCAACTTGTTAAATGGTTGAATGCTTTTTTGTTATTGAAAAATAAAAAATGTCATCATGTTATTCTCTTCCCGAATATTATTGCCCTAGTCTTTTTTGTATCTTTTTAATTTGATATACTTATTTTTGAGGTAATTCCGAAAGTGAGAAAAATATCAAAGATATTAATTATGTTTTCCATTGTTTTGACTGGGTGTGTTTACTCATCCAATAGTTTATTGAACCATAAAGAAACTTATCTAGTAGCCCATAGAGGTGCACATATAGTTGCTCCTGAAAATACAGTTGAAGCTATAAGAGAAGCAAAGTCACTTGGCTATAATGCAGTAGAAGTTGATGTAAGAACTAGCAAAGATGGAGTGAATTTCTTGATGCACGATGACACTCTTGATAGGACAACAAACGGAGAAGGACAACCAGAAAGACTTACAATCAAACAACTTAAAGAATTGTCGATAGATACTTCAACTTATCCAAAATATAAAGATAAAAAAGTTAATATACCAACTTTTGACGAAGCAATTAAAGAAATAAGTAAAGATAAATTAATTGTTAATGTGGATGGATCAAAGGGAGATTGTAATGACGATAAATTTGTTGGATCAATTGTAAATACATTAAAAAAATATAATGTATATGATCGTTCTTTTCTTGTCCTTACAAATAAACAAATTAGAGATAAGGTAGTAAAAAATCATCCTGACTGTACGGTATCTTGGTTATATGATTCAAAAAATAGCATTGATGATGATATACAACAAGTTAAGCAATACGATAAGGCTTTGCTGTCAGTATCGAATAGCTTAGCAACAAGTCAAGTTATTGAAAAATTAAATAAATCTGGAATTATGTACCAAATTTATGACGTTAACGATGTTGAAAGATTCAAAAAGTTAAAATCATTAGGTGTACCTATAGTAGAGACAGATACAATCAATCCGAATAAAATAAATTAG